AGTTAAAGTTGCAAGAGAGATACCAGAACCAGATGAAGTTTATACAGTTGTATCAACAGGTGTATTAACAAGAGCGCTTCAAATTGCTTGGCCTAATGCTAAATTTACAGCTGTTGCAGTTGCAAGGAATATGAAAGCTGGAGAAAGTGGTAAAGCTAAAATAATTAGTGCACCAGAAGCATTTACTAAATCTATTAAAGAAGAAGAAATGCCACCATTTCCAAGTATAGGAACATATGATGCAAAGGCATGGAGATATATTCCAAAACATACTGGAAAGAATATACTATTTTGGAATGTTGGAACTGAGCCAACATTAGAAGATGAAACGTTATATGAAACAATTGATAGTTATAGAAAATGGGATAAAGATTTATGATAACAGGAACATTTAATAAAATACCACGTAAAAAGAATAGCCATGGATATGGATTTGCTAGAACATGGTCAGAAAACTTATCAGTAGATATTAACCACGATGGTGAATATACTGAAGTATTATATTTAGATCACGGTGTTAATTTTGGTGGATCTCTTAATTTATTCTCTGGATTTGATGATAAATTAGAAAAAAGAATTAATAATTTCCTTCAAGCATCAGTAATATATTCTCTTGATATTGATATGCCAGATTATGGAGCAATGTTAAAGAAAAGAAAGGATGTTAAAGACAAAGAGTGGTGTGATACAATATCTGAAAAGTGCCAGTCTGCGATCACGCTACGATCATCACAATTATTTCAGCCTTGGATTTCAATTGGTGATAGTCACACAGCAGCTTACTCACCACCGTCGTCAGCGGTGATTAAGACCGATGGACTTACATTAAATGGTCAAATAGAAACTTCGTTTGAATATGTTAAAAGACATTTAACTGATACAATGGATAATAGACCACGAGGAAGACCTCTACACGGAGTTACTATGTCATTTGGTAATATCGATATTAGACATCACTTAGTTAGATTATTTCCAGATATTAATGAAAGAAATTTAGCTATAATGGATATGTTAACAAAATGGAAAGTATTTGGAGAAATAATAAAAAATGATATGGGAATCGAAGTTGAATACTCAACTCCATGGCCAATAGAACACGAAGAACGAAAATTACCTAAAACTGGTTATTATAAAGATCAACCATTTTGGGGAACAAGAGACGAAAGAATTCAAACACTTAAATGTTGGATCCATCAAATGGATCGATTTAAAATGAATAGGGTTAGATATCCAGAAGAATGGTTATCTATGAATGGGGAACGTTATGCTAAAGACAAAATGGAAAGCGTTTCTTCAGTACATCTCTCTCCCGAGGTGTATAGAAGAAAAGAATGGGGAAATAACCATGTACAATTGTCTGATTTTATGGTATAATATACCCTGTATAAATAAAATGAGAGGAATATGCCAAGTATAGATTTAAGACCGAGGAAACCTAAAAATCCTCGTGATAAAAGACCACAAAAGCCTATGCCTTTTGATGTTGCTTTAAGAAAATTCAAAAAAGCAGTCGAAAGAGCTGGGATAATTCAAGAATGCCGTAAAAGAGAATATTACGAAAAACCTGCAGCTAAGCGCAAACGCAAAAAAGCTGAAGCAGTTGCTCGTACTCGCAGACAGCATAATGATAACCAATTAAAACCAAATAGAAACCACTGGAGGTAAAGATGGGAATAATGGATAAATTGAAAAAGAATTCTAAGATCAAGACAACAGAAGTGTTGCAAGATTCAGTATTCTTTCAGGAACAAGATGTAGTTGTTACAGATGTTCCAATGGTAAACGTAGCTTTATCAGGTGATGTAGATGGAGGATTAACTTCTGGTTTAACAGTTTTAGCTGGTCCATCCAAACATTTTAAAACAAGTTTTGCTCTTATGATGGCATCATCATATTTAAAAGAGCATGAAGATGCAGTATTATTGTTTTATGATTCAGAATTTGGATCACCACAATCATACTTTGAATCTTTTGGTATAGATACTAGTAGAGTATTACATACACCAATTACTGATGTTGAACAACTCAAATTTGATTTAGTTAATCAACTAGAAGAAATCGAAAGAGACGATCACGTTATTGTCGTTATCGATTCTATTGGTAATTTAGCTTCTAAGAAAGAATTAGAAGATGCACTTAATGAAAAAAGTGTAGCAGATATGTCAAGAGCAAAAGCTCTTAAAGGATTATTTAGAATGGTAACACCATATCTAACAATGAAAAACATTCCTTTATTAGCTGTTAATCATACATATCAAGAGATTGGTTTATTCCCTAAAGCTATCGTTTCTGGTGGTACAGGAATTTACTATTCTGCAGATAATATTTGGATAATCGGTCGCCAACAAAATAAACAAGGAACCGAAATAAAAGGTTACAATTTTGTAATTAATGTGGAGAAATCAAGGTTTGTTAAAGAAAAATCTAAAGTACCTATCGCAGTTAGCTGGGAAGGTGGTATTGAACGTTATAGCGGTCTTTTGGATGTTGCTCTTGCTGGTAATTACGCTGCTAAGCCTTCTAATGGTTGGTATTGCAGAGTTGATCGTGAGACTGGAGAATTGGTCGATCCAAAAGTCAGAGAGAAAGACACTCTTCACAAAGATTTTTGGACACCAATATTTGAAGGAACGGATTTCAAGAAATTCATCAAAGGTCATTACCAGATCGGACATAAGCCCTTATTAGACGTTGAACTTGACGTAGAGTCTGATGAATAATATTACTGAAAAAGATTTTATATTCTTAGAAAATCCTAATAGCGATTTCTATGCAATAGAATTAAAAACTGGAAAATGGGCTGGGGTTTCATACATATATGGTAAAGTTTCAATTAAAGAAACACCAGAACTTGAACAAGCCACATTACAGTTTACATACACTATTGAAGATAGTGGCAAATTTGAACAAGACGATTTAATTAATGACATAAAATTTAAGAATTACTTAGGTGATGTATTGTCATATGTAATTAATGACTCACTACAAGATGGAGCAGAAATTGGACATATCAACACAAATACCAACACACGTACTGTCTCATCTGATTAATGATGAGGAGTATTGTCGAAAGGTAATACCATATCTTAAAAAAGACTATTTTGAAGGAATTCATAAAGTTGTATTTGACCTTATAGTTGACTTTGTTAATGCACATAATAAAGTACCAACAGGAAAGGTTTTAGAATTAGAATTAATTAAAGTTAATGCACCAGAAGATGTATTAAATCAAGCTAATCAACTTATTAATGAATGCAAAGAAAAATCAGATATAGATCATGATTATATTGTACGAGAAAGCGAAAAATGGTGTCAAGAAAAAGCCGTTTATAACGCAATCATGGAATCAATATCTATCATCGATGGAAAATCTAATGACGAAAGAGGTGAAGGAATTATTCCAGAAATACTTACGAAAGCTCTTGGTGTTAGTTTTGATCCCAACATTGGACATGATTACATAGATAATTCTGATGAAAGATTTGAATTCTATAATAAAACTGAAAGTAGAATTCCATTTGATTTAGATTTCTTTAATAAGATTACAAAAGGCGGTTTACCTAATAAAACATTAAATATTGCATTAGCAGGCACAGGAGTAGGAAAGTCCTTATTCATGTGTCATTGTGCAGCATCTAATTTAGATTTAGGTAAAAATGTTTTGTATATAACAATGGAAATGGCAGAAGAACGTATAGCAGAAAGAATAGATGCTAATCTTATGAATTTCCCAATCGAACAATTAGAAAGTTTACCAAAAAATGTATTCGATGGCAAGATATCAAAGCTTGCTCATACTAATATTGGTAAATTGATTGTAAAGGAATATCCAACTGGGGCAGCCCACACTGGACATTTCAGAGCTTTACTTAATGAATTAAAGCTTAAAAAGAACTTTCAACCTGATATAATTTATATAGATTATTTAAATATTTGCGCGTCTAGTCGCGTCCGAGGGTTAGGTGGAAGTATAAATACATATTCATACGTAAAAGCAATAGCAGAAGAAATGCGAGGCTTAGCGGTTGAATTTAATGTCCCTATAGTTAGTGCAACGCAAACTACTAGGTCTGGATTTAGTAATACTGATGTAGGCCTGGAGGACACTTCGGAATCATTTGGTTTACCAGCGACAGCTGATTTAATGTTTGCTCTTATTTCAACAGAGGAACTTGAAGAGCTCGGTCAAATTATGGTAAAGCAATTGAAAAATCGTTATAATGATCCAACAAAGTTTAAACGCTTTGTTGTCGGGATCGATCGATCTCGAATGAAACTTTATGATGTAGAGGAGTCGGCCCAATCTGATATCATGTCTGACATGGCACCAGATACTGGACCGATAAATAAGTTCGGTGATAGAGAAAGTAAAGACTTCACCGAATTCAAAATATAGAGGAGAAATCTATGAATATATTTACTAAAGCCAAAGATTGGCTAATGGCAAGATTGCCTGAAAGAACTTCACACGATGGAATACTATTAATAGTATGCTGTGGTTGTGTTATTCTTTTTGGTGGTTTAGCTAAACTACTCGCATGGGTAGGATTGTTATGGGGTGTTTATACACTCGTGAGGAAAGAGGCATAATTATGAAGAAGTATCTCGTACTGCCCGCATTAATGGCAGCTCTTTTCACACCCTTTATGTACGCTGATGTAGAAGGATCCGTCGGAGTTGATTCTGACTACTTCTGGAGAGGTGTATCACAAAATGATGGCAATCCAGCAATAAGCTTGAACCTTGAATATCAAGGTGATGGGTTTTATGCAGGAGTTTGGGGTAGCCAAGTAGACTATGGAGACGACATTGAAATAGAATATGATTGGTACGCTGGTTATGCATTAGCTTTGACTGATGCTATGGCGATCGATGTAGGTCTAATTCAATATAATTATGATACAAATCTTGATATAATAGTTGATGGACGTGGTCATGATAAGACTACATATAAATCATCTGAAGAATTATATTTAGGCGTAGCCTTAAATAATTTTCAATTATATCATTTTGTTAATATTGATAATTCGGATCTTACGTTTACTGAACTTGAATACCAATTACCTTTCATTTCCCAAGTAGATGTTTCATTAATGTATGCTATGCATTCTGATGAATCAGCTGCTCTTATGGGTACGGATGAAGATTATTTTGGTATAAAAATGGCCAAAAATTATGGTAACGTAGCGTTATCGGCAATGGTAATGGATGGTGCAAGACATGGCGACGTCATGGATATGGCATCCGTAGGAATTCACTATAATTTCTAATTGAACTTAAGGATGAATTGATTGAAAGTTAAACTTATATCATATTCGCAGCCAACTGAGGATTTTCCAGCGGATGACGCAGATCTTCTTCAGTTGGTTGCCTTTTGTGCCAGAGTGTCAAATCCCTCTGGTCAACTCAACGAACAAACAGCTGAAAAGCTCGTCAAATATTTAGTAAAACACAAACATTGGTCACCATTAGAAATGGTTAATGTGTGTTTAGAAATTGAAACTACTCGTGATATTGCGAGACAAATCTTAAGACATAGATCTTTTTCATTTCAAGAATATTCACAAAGGTATGCAGATGTACAAGATCTTGAGGTTGCATTTGAAACTCGACCAGCAAGATTACAAGACATGAAAAATAGACAGAATTCTATTCCAATCGATGAAGATAGTGCTATTAATCATATATGGGAATCTTATCAAGAAGTTGTTATTCAAAGATGTCAAAAGGCATATCAGTGGGCTTTAGATGTTGGCATAGCCAAAGAACAAGCTCGAGCAGTATTGCCTGAAGGTCTTACATTAAGCAAAATGTATGTAAATGGAACGCTTAGATCGTGGATCCATTATATAGATTTAAGAGCTTCTAATGGAACACAAGCAGAACATATGGAAATAGCCAAAGCGTGTTCAGATGTGATTTATAACATATTCCCAGTAGACGATATTATTTAAAAATAATTGAAAAAAAGCATGTACTTTTCCGGTATTATGTGGTATAATATCCTTATAAATTAAAAAAATCAAAGTAAGGAGTGATTATGAAAAACGAAAATTTAACAAAAGCAGTAAATAAACTATGTGAAGATCTAACAACTACTTCGCACGAAGCTTATCCTACTTTAGCTAAATATAACAATTATACTGCTGAAGCTGGCAGAAAATTTATTAAAATTATCAAACAAGACAATTTTAATGGTGATATGTCTGAAAGCGTTTGGGGATTTATCAATATAGGTGAATTCACAAAAGAAAGAAAAATGGCAAACTGTGTTAAAAGCGTTACTTTCAAAGAAGGTGATGTTTTAATGGCAAATGGATGGAGAGCTCCTGCTCTTAATACACCAAGAGGAAATCTTTTTGATGGTTATGTCATAAATAGCAGAACAATGTATGGACCAGCTTACGCGAGTTCAAATAGGACATTATGAAAAGATTTATAAACAACTCTATTGTAGCTAGAACTTATACTGCAATAGAGACATTTCACACAGAAAGTGAGCGAGACGATCGTATAAAAGAACTTCAGACTACAGACAAAGATATTACGTTCAAAGAGAAGGTTGCATTTGATGTACAAGATGCTTTTTTGTTAGAGTATACGATATGTATGAAATCTTAATTTTAATACCAGTATTAGTTGCCTGCGCATATACTTCTTATAAAATTGGAAGAAGAGATGGTGCAGAATCATTAATGGTTGTATTACATAAGCAAAAAATTATATGTTACGATGATAAAGGCAACGTAAAACCTAATCCGTTTTTCGACGCTTGACTTTTTTAAACGTATAAATAGTACTAACAAAGGAAACGTTTATGCGATCATTTAAAGATTTTAATTTAGTAGAAACAGTAGCATTAACTCCTGCTCAATTAAAGGGAGATTCTTCTGCTGGTAAATATAAAGGCGAATCTCGTCCTGATATTCTAATCAAACTTATAAAATTAAAAACTCCTTTAGAACTTGCAAAAGGTGGAACATTTACTGTGACTGACATCGAAGGTGGAGTTGCTGCAGTAAATCAATTTAAAAAAGATGGTATGGCGTTTACGCTAAGAGGAGATAATGATACATTTATATCTTCTTCAAAACTTGGTAAATCCGAACTATTCGGAGGTGGAGGTGGATCCGGAGGAGGAAGCTTATCTACTAAAATAACAGAATGTCATAATGCCGTTATATGTTATGCTATGTTAGATCATGGTATGCAGAATGAAGATTATTTTAAAAATGATGATATTTTAAAGGCAGCTTATAAACAAGTTGATGTTGATGCTAAATTAGATGATATTTTAGCTGTTGAAGATGATTGGTTTCATTCATCGTACGTGATTGCAGAAGCACTTGTTAAAGGTGGATATATCAAAAAAGGACATACATTTCATCGTAATTCCAAATTGATGCAAGGAATTTATAAAGCTAAAAATCTTGCGTATAAAAACTCTGGTCAATCAGCAATGATGGATGATAAATGGAATCCTGGAGATATTTGGGCATGTACAAGTGATTTTAAATTAAAAGATTTGAATACAGAAAACGTTGCAGCATTAAATAAAACTATATTACAACTATTTGTAGATCGTAAATTAGTTGGTATTTCATTAAAGAAAATTGTAAAAAATCTTAAAATGAAAGAATTTAATGTTAAACTTCCACCAGATACAGATGATCATAAAGTATTAAAGATACTTACTCAAGGCGAAAAAAGAGGAACGTTCTGGTCTGCAAAAGGTATTACAATTGTATTTGATGAAGGTAAGATGTCTCTTCGTGACGGTACTCCTGGAGGAGCGATCAAAGGAGAAATCATATTGAAAACTGCAAGAGGTGGTGGTGCTGGATGGGGGGAATTCTCAGATGGTGTTAAACAAGTATTTAGAAAGAACCTACCGAAGCATAAAGCGGGAGTTTACAAATATGCTAAAGGTATCGCAAAGAAACGAGATAAAAAGGGTATAAAAATCTTTTGGACTATGTTTAATAACTTCTATAAAAATGTAAGTTATGAAGAATTTGAAAAAGAATTATTTAAAAAAGATACTAATTGGTTATCAGCTAAATTAGCATCTCTTTATGTAGCATATTATGTTGATATTAATATGGGTAGAAAAGCAAATAGATTTATAACAAAAATAGTTAATTACGCAGGATCAAAAGCAGAAGACTCTTCAGCTTATGTTAAAGTATATGAATAAAACTTATTTCGAAAAATTCGGATTATTTGAAGGTAAACATGTACCTTTAGATACTCCTATGGTTGAGGCCGATGGGCCAGAATTAAATAAACCCAAAAGATCTGCGGGTCCAAAAAAATACGTTGTGTACGTAAAGGATCCTAAAACAGGAAATGTTAAAAAGATCAATTTTGGTGATGAAAAGGGTGGTTTAAGCGCAAAGATAAATGATAGAGATGCAGCAAAAAACTTTGCATCAAGACATAATTGCGAAACCAAAACAGATAAACTCAGTGCAGGATATTGGTCATGTAGATTACCAAAATATGCAAAAGAGCTAGGATTAAAAGGTGGTGGTGACTACTTTTGGTAAGCCTTATATTGATAACAACAATATAAGAGAATTTGACGTTAATAGACCTAGTGCCGAATATGTTTGGCATAGGGATGAAGAAGATCGTACAATAGAAATTCTCGAAGGCGAAGGTTGGCAAATACAATTTGAAAATTGTTTGCCTATGTTATTAAATGAAGTTAATAAAATAACAATACCAAGAGGAGAGTTCCACAGGCTAATAAAAGGTTATAACAATTTAAAGATAAAAATATGTTAAAATTTAAGAAACACTTATCAGAGGCCGCAGGTAAAAATACTCATATGACTCATATTGAGGATTTAATACTTGACGGTGGAGTTAAGGGGGCACGCCAAGCAATTCTCGCATTAAGATCACTGAGAGATATGCTATCGGGAAGCAGCAAAACTGCAGTTGATGTAACCGTAAAGTGGGACGGTGCCCCCGCCGTTTTTGCAGGAGAGGATCCAGAAACTGGAGAATTCTTTGTTGCAAAAAAAGGGATATTCGCAAAGAATCCAAAAATATATAAATCACATGCAGACATTAAAGCAGACACATCGGGCGATTTAGCTAAAAAGCTAATATTAGCATATGATAATTTAAAAGGTTTAGGAATTAAAGGAGTCATTCAAGGTGACTTCATGTTCGATAAAGGTGATCTTAAGACTGAGAATATCAATGGTGTAAAACACATAGTAATGCATCCCAACACGATAGCTTATGCCATTCCTGTTGGGACACCATTGGCAAAACAAATATCAAAAGCCACAATCGGTATCGTATGGCATACTGTTTATGAAGGAGCAACATTCGAAACAATGCGCGCAGATTTTGGTAGAGAAATTGTTGGTAAATTAAAACAAACTTCTAAAGTTTGGCAAGTTGATGCTAAATTACCTGATATCTCAGGTAGTGCTACAATGACAGCAAAAGAAACCGCTGAAGTAACGAAGAAACTATCAGAAGCAGGTAAAGTATTTAAGAAGATAGCATCTTCGACGTTAAAAGAAATTGAAAAAAATAAAGAATTGAACCTTGTAATGAATATATGGAACAATAAAAAAGTTAGAGAAGGTCAAAGAATTAAAGATACGAAACAACACGTAACTGGTCTTATTATGTTTGTTAATGATCGTTATGCAAAAGAAGCAGACAAACGGTCAACTCCGGCTGGCAAAGAAAAAATAAATGCTAAAAGAGATGACCTTTTGAAGTTTTTTAGCAAAAAAAATCAAAAAAACTTACAAAAAGTGTACGATTTACAGAATTTTGTTGCAGATGCGAAGTTAATTATTATAAATAAACTAAACAGTCTTAATACAATAGGAACCTTTGTAAAGACTAAATCCGGATTTAAGGTAACCAACCCAGAAGGTTTTGTTGCCATAGATCGTATGGAAGGTGGAGCAGTTAAGCTTGTTGATAGATTAGAATTTTCTACAAACAATTTTAGCAAAGATATTATAAAAGGTTGGGACAATCCCAACTAATATGGGAATACCGAGGATATAAATGAAAACATTTACAGATTTCTTTAGAGAAGCCGAAGTTGACGAAGTCGCTTCTATGGCTACTCGTATGAAGATGAAAGCCGCAATGCGCAAAAACAAAGCTAAGATAGCCTTAGGTCGTAAGAAGGCAGCAAAAAAATTAGCATCCCCAGAACAACTCAAAAAGCGTGCTGAAAAGCAAGCAAAAAACATACTCATCAAAAAAATGCTTAAAGATAAAAGCAAAGGTGACTTAGGTATGGGTGCTCGTAAAGAAATCGAGAAAAAATTAGCTAAGAAGAAAGGTGCTATTAAGAAAATAGCAAAAAAACTATTGCCAAAAATTAAACAAGCAGATAGACAAAAATTAAAGAAAAATAAAGGCGAATAAATAATATTATGATTAAAGGATTTAAGGACTTTCTGGTAGAAGATACCAAAGATGTCAGCTTTGTATTTGGTAGATTTAATCCACCAACAATAGGACACGCAAAGCTATTTGGTACATTACAAAAAGTAGCTGGTAAAGAATATAGAATTTATTCGAGTAAGACAGTTGATAAGAAAAAGAATCCTTTAGATTTTAAAACGAAGGTTAAATTTCTTCGTAAGATGTTTCCAAAGCATGGTAGAAAAATCATGGGAGACAAAAATATACGTACAGTATTTGATGTATTAGATACGTTATATAAACAAGGTTTTACACAAGTAACGATGGTTGCTGGTTCAGATAGAGTGAATGAGTTTAATACGTTACTTAACAAATATAATGGTAAAAAAGGTAAACATGGTTTTTATCAATTTGAAAGCGGTGTTAAAGTTATAAGTGCAGGTGAAAGAGATCCTGACGCCGAAGGTGCAAGTGGAATGAGTGCTTCTAAAATGAGAGAAGCTGCAGCCGATGGTGATATAAAAACATTTTCAATGGGAGTTCCTGAAATACAAGGTGATTCTCAAATAGGATTATATAATGCTGTTCGAAAGGGCATGGGTTTAAAACCTAATGTATTTAAAGAAGGGCATATACAATTAGAATCAGTTTCTACTATTAGAGAAGATTATATAAAAGGTAAACTTTTTTCTGTAGGTGATGAAGTTATAGAAGTAGCGTCTCAACAAGTAGGAATAGTTGAACGATTGCTTTCTAATTATGTATTAGTTAAATTCGGAAATACAAAGAAAAGATGTTGGTTAGATTCAGTAGAACGAATAGAAGAATCACCAAAAGAATGGGGTACAGATGCATCTGTTGAAAATTATAAGAAAAATACTCCAGGTGAAGGCGTAACTAAATTTGCAGATTTCATAAAAAATGAAAACGACAAAGAAGACACAGAGTTAAAATTAACTCCAGAAATTAAGAAAGAGATTGAAGCAATTGCTAAGAAATTAGATGATCAAGATTTTCAAGCCAAATATGGTTCAGATTGGAAAAAAGTAAAGATCGCAACTGCTATAAACATTTATAAACGTAAAAAAGGTCTATTAGACTAGGGGAAATAATGAAATTTAAACAATTAAGAGCTGATATTAGCGAAGCGAAGAAAAGCAAATTTTCTCCTGCAGATCTGAAGAAAGCAGAAAAAATAGTAAATAATCCAAAAACAAAGGGTGGAAATTACACTAAAGCAGTAAAAGAGCTTGAAAAATTCAAAAAAGGAATTAGTAAAGATCCTCATATTGCAGATTTGCTTTATAAGGCACATAACGAAGAAATCGAAGAAGGTAGACTTTCTGAAGGTGAATATGAATCACTATGTGCAGCAATGAAACTTAATCCAAAACAAGCTAAAATTATGGCTGGTTGGATGAAAAGCGGTAAGATTAATTCACAGTATACTGGTAAAATGGCTGGTGAAACTAAGAATTCAAGATCTTATAGCGGTCTTAAATCATTTAAAGAAATGGCTGAAGATATCAATGAAGGTACATGGGCAATTCCTGATTCAATGGGTAAACTTAAAAAGCTTGCGAGTATAATGAAATCTCCTATAAAAGGTAGCACAGCAAATGCAAAAAAATTAGCTAATGATATGTATGATATTTTTGGTGACGATTCTTTCTTTGACGATTTACTTCGAGTTGAGTTAGGGCAAGATAAAGATACAAAGGATCTAAGAGATGTTATTGTTAAACATTTAGAACCTTGGGGTGTTAAATTTAAAATGCGTAAAATTACACATGCACCTGGAAAATGGGTAAACAACGAAGACGAGATTGAAGAAACTTCGAAAAAAAGAAGGAAAGGCAACTTTAAGCCAAGGGGCCATGGTAGAATGATGAAGGTGGAGCTATGAGAAAATATAATCCTAAAGATTCAAAAGTAGTTATCGAAAATGGTAGAGTTTATACTGTATCTGAGAAAGTTGAAGCTCCTTTATCTGATCTTGAAATATTCGAAAAAATGTCAGATAAAGATAAGAAAAAACGTTTAGATATGATTCGTAAAGCAGTTGAAAAGATCGACAAAAAGAATATGGCAAAAGCAAAGAAAGATGCTCTTGCAATGATGAAAAGTTCAGGTATGTTTGATGAAGAGCTTGAAGAAAGACAAATTATAGGAATGCAATCTGCACATGTTGTAGAACCAATAACTGATTCTACAGCAGAATATGCGAGATCCCTTAGAAAGATTGCATTAGATAAACAGTTGAAAAAGATCTCTAAGAAAGATAAAGACCTTTTAACTAAAATTGCTGATATGTTGGCAAAAGAAAAGAAGTAATGAAAGAATCGTATGACAAAATGAATGCTAAACAAAAAGCATCCTATGATAAGCCTAGACCAAATGCTCCTGAAAGTCAGCATACGAAAGCATTTAGAAAGAAGTTTGGAGAACAATCTTTAGAAGAAGCTGATGTAAAAGCTGCCTTAAAGAAAAAGGCAGATAAAACTGGTATGCCTTACGGTATATTAAAAAAAGTATTTGATCGTGGATATGCAGCTTGGTCTTCAAGTCATAGACCTGGAACAAATCCAACTCAATGGGGATTAGCAAGAGTTAATTCATTTGCAACAAAATCTTCCGGAACATGGGGTAAAGCTGATAAAGATCTAGCCCAAAAAGTAAGAGGAGAATCAACTGTGCTATCTTTCAAAGAGCAACAAGAATTTGATGAAGCTCCTCTTGTAATGAATGATATGGATATCGTAAAAAGTATCTTAAAGAAAATAGAAGATGATATAAGTAAACTTCATATCAGAAAGAAATATGAAAAGGCTTGGCCTTTAGTAAATACACTAGCTAGAATGGCTGGATATAAAGTTACTAAAAAAGGTCAAGAAAAGAATAAAACATTTAGATACGATTTGAAGAAATAGTTATGGCTAATTGGAAAGAATCAGACATAACGCAGGTTAAAAGGGATCATATGGAACAATCAGATAGACTGGACCGAATAGAAGAGAAGATTGATAAAATGTCCGAGGCGATAATATCGTTAGCTCGTGCAGAAGAGAAAATCACTACTCTTGCAAGTTTCAGTAAACAACAATCAGAAATGATTGGTGAGTTAACTCGCAGAATGGAAAAACTGGAAGGAACAGTTAATCAGAATGCGATAGTAGTAAATGTAATTAACAAAGTATTTTGGATAGTGGTCGTTGCGGGTGCAACAGTCTTCTCCGGAATGTTACTAATGCAATAAATAGGAGAAATTATGAAATTGCAAGATAAAGAAACTCTCAGCGTTGCAGACACCGTCAAAGACGTTTTAGAGGGTAAAAAAGTGGTTAAAGAAATGGACCCAAAGAAACACGTTTCTAAGAAAGACGACAAATACGTTGTAGTTAACGTTAAAGGCGATGTAGTAAAATCATTCGATGACGAAGAAGAAGCAAATAAATATGCTACTGATAATCATGATGACCTTATGAAAGAAGCTACTTCTAAAAAAGAAGGCAATGCTTTTGGTAAAGCTGTAATGGCTGCTAAGAAAAAGGGCGATAAAGAATTCATGTTTGCTGGTAAGAAATATAAAGTTGAAGACTACGAAAAAGATGAAGAAGAAGACGAAGATGAAGAAGAAGTAAAAGCTTCTTATAAGAAAGAGTCTACTGAAGTCGTTGAAGAAAAGGAAGAAGACGAAGAAGATGAAGAAGATGAAGTTGATGAAATGTCTGATAAGCAAAAGAAATATCAAGCATTCTTCAATAAAGCTCTTAAGAAATTCAAAGTCTCATCTCCTGCTGAATTAAAAGGCGATAAGAAGAAAGAATTCTTTGATTACGTTGATGCTAACTATGAAGCTGATGGAGAAAAGAAAGAAGACGTAACAATCGTTCTTGATCCTAATCATCCAGCACTTATGGAAAAAAAAGTAACGATTGATGTCGATTGGATTGGTGATAAAAAACAAACAAAAGATGCTGAAAAAAAGTTCAAGCTTAAGCTTAAAGTTAATCGTGATGGAACAGCTGATGTAACAGGTGATAATAAGCAAATAATAAAAATGCTTACAGATCCTGCTATATATGGTTGGGATAAAAGAGACGTATTAGATACTTGGCCAAACTTGAAATAAACCTATATAAGTAGTATTGTAACTACTAAAATATAGGCACATTATGAAGATATTTGATAAACTAAATAGAAGGAATTTTGAATTATTTGCGGCTAATAATTACAATAATCCAGAAGCTACAGATATTAGTGAATTTAAAGAAGACGTAAGCCGATTTAAATATTTAAAACGTCTCTTAAAAAGGTATGAACAATCAGGCGATCTACAAGAACGTCTGATTCTTAATCATCTAGTTGTTATATACAATGTATTTGGTATAGAAGCAGCAAATAAGATGATTTGGTTTAAGATTAATGAAGAGCATTATTCTTATATTAAACCATTTCTAATTCTTTTGCATTATTTAAAAGAAGACGAAATGGTTGAAATACCATTAGACGAAACAATTGTAGAGAGATTAAGAAAACTATAATGAATTTTAAAATTAAAAGATTGCGAGAAGGTGCCGTTACAAGAATGGCAGATACCGTCTATGCATTTCGTTTTGTTCGTCTTTTAGTACAAAAATGGGAAAACACAGGTGCATTTAAAGCAGGCATAATTGATAAAGATGGTAAGAATCTTATTAAGTCAAAAGATGTCCCACCTAAAGATAAACAATTTTATACTTATTTTCATAGATTAGTTTTTAACGTTAAAAGACTATTAGGAAAAGTTCCTGGTGGAAAATCAACATTAGCTTCAGTGGCTGCAGCTTTGTATCTTATAAAAGAACATACAAAAATGTCAGATGATGCTTTAGAGAAAGCTTTAGTTGATTATGATATTGATTGGGATAATCTAACAGAATCAACATGGTTTCAAACAAAAGAAGGCGATTTGAATCCAGGTGTTTATATGCTTGTAAACGATATT